TTCCGTTGTACATGAACCACCAATTGTAGTGATCCACAATACCGTGGCGTACTAGTTCATCCTGAACGCATCGAGTCGTATCAAGATCGAGCGCACAAGACCCCTCATCACTCTCGAGAGTCATCTCAAGGAATCGAGGACAAACTAGCACTTTCGCGCCACTGAAACAGTTAACGATTCTCACTCCAACTCGTTTCAACGGCGAGGGGCGCACCTCCTTCCTCTCAGGAAGGTGATACCCAGCCAATAAAGGACGGGGACCAATAGGTGCAAGTTTCACGCCACGCTTGTAGCACGTTCGTTTCTCCGCAAGCGGAAACGTGCCGTCGATCGCGGCGTAGAGCCCTAGCACACTCGGGCCGGCAAACTGGCCGACAGTGCTTGGGCATGGGACCACAGAGGTGGTAGGGTGGGAAGTTCGAGAGTCGATGGTAACAACTTGTTGGGCCGACATTCTCAATTGATACTGGTAAGTTATGTCTCCAGCTACTTCTTTCTACGTCAATTTTCTGGTTTTCTCTGGTACTCGGTAGTTAATCGAGTATACTTCATCTCGCTGATTCCTTTTCGTTCTCAGTGACATGTAGAGATCTCCTCAACCGCTACGCCGAAGGATACGCACGGTCAACTACTGTTTCGTGCAGACAGACTTCCCGGAAAGCCTGCACTACGCAGCAAGGGGGATCAATCACCTTTCGAATCACGGGGTGGCGTCTTCGTCTCAGGAGTTTTCTTTCCGCACAACGATGCTACATTTGAAAATCGCATCTAGGGGGACTATACTCCGTGTTGATGTACTAACGCTCCGTGTCGATGTGGGTTCCAAAGGTACTACCACAGTGATCATCCTTTCAGATTTCTCATCTCCTTTCAGTTTTCTTTTGTTTTCTGAATTTCGGAATGGGGTTTCTCCAGAAGGAGCAGATTTGATCTGCAACCCAAACGCTAAATATATAGGACATGAATTCGGGGCACAAGGCCCCGAAGGGTTTTTTATAGACTTACCCCTGTCATAAATAAACTTGGGTCAGATTAACTTTGGCTCGACTAGGCCATCCAGGACAGTTTAATGACGTATCCGGGTCGGGTAAGCATGATTAGTGGTTCTGAACGTACTTTGAACAGAACTTGGGTTCCTCGCGAGGTCTTCCTCGCTGCATACATTGCGAAGTCTTCCTGGTACCATGAAGGCCCTCTAGTTACGCAATGCAGCCCGTCTAGTTTCACGGGAACCATACCATCTTCATATAACAGAACAAGTCTTCCTGGTGCCATGTTTCAGGCCCTCTAGTTAGTTCTGAAACATCCAATGGAGTCGGATACCTAATCATATATCCTAGGGCGCGCGAACGCGCCCCTAGAAACAACATAA